CATACCAGATTGGATCATCGGACATGAATGATGATATAAACGAAGCACTATTGTATTTGACCTCTGAATTATGTCTGACTCTTATTGCTAACAGAACCGGCGGCGGTGATCTCAGCGTACAGGGTATCGGGAAGAGTTACGGGCCCCGTGGCAAGTGGGATGCTGTGAGAAATGATTTTACTCGACAGGCGAAGAGCATATTATCAAAATATTCGAGTGGTGTTATATGAGTGCGGCAGCGGATTTTGTTCATTATCATGCGATGCAAGAGGTACAATTGCAGATCGGTGAGTACGCGTCAGCGTTCGGAGGTGTGCTGACTGTATATCTCCGTAAAGAATCGGACATCGGTAGAGACAACTACAACAGCATTAAGAAGAAAAATAAATCGACTGTCACCCCTATTACTGTAAATGCCTTCCCTCTGGATCAAGCCCCGTCAGATAACCAGAGATCGAGAGCCGGGATATTTGAGCGCGTTGACTGCATTGCATGGACTTCAATGCTTGACTGGATCGGAGAGGGAATTGAATTCGATGATATAAATACGATTAAAAGCACGGTTAAGTTGAAAGGGAATACATGGATCATAAAAGATAAAAATACAGTTAGTAATTTATATATCACTCTGGGGTTAACTCGTGAGTAGCGTTAAAATAAAATATAGCAATTCTTTCGAGGCGAAACGTAAACGCATTAAGCGTCTTCCTGTTATGGGACAAAATATGATTCTCGGCGGCATAAAAAGAGATTGCAATGGTATTATAAACGCTTTTAAAAATGGAATCAGAGAAAATTCATTCGGCCTTGAACCGCTTAAGGAAAACACAATAAGCCAGAAAAAAGGGAAGGGATTTTCAAAACCTGAGACGCCTCTCTACGGCAAAGGGGATGATCGGAAACGAGATACATATATAAATATGTTACGGATTAAAAAACTTAATAACGGATATAAAATATATCCCTCCAATGGGAAGCACTGGAAAAGCAAACTAAAATTAAGTGATTTATTCAAGGTGCATGAATACGGGGCAGTAATTACAACAGCGAAGGCAGTCATTAAAATACCTCCGCGCCCGGCACTTCTGTTGGCATACAGAAAACAATTATCAGAGATGAAGAAACGTAAAAAAGAGACATCAAGAGAAGTCAAGCGGGCTATGACTGAGTATATAAATTCCGGGAACAGACGTATCGCAGACATTTATCTTGATTATTACAAAAGAGTTTTAGAGGCAGAAAAAGAATAATGTTTTCAGTTATTGATAATCTGGACAATATTACAGGATGGACAACGAGCTTGACCGGGGCTGTCATATATGGGCTTAACGATCATCCAGAGAATATCGCCGGGTATTTGTCAGCATCTTTGATTTTAAACTTTTCAGAGACAGACGCATACTGTGAAAAAATATTGACCGCTGATGTTACTAATTATTCGGAAATAACCTTTCACATTTATAGTCAGGATAACAGGCGCAACGAATACAGGAAAGGAACTGATTTCAAATATAAAATAGATTTCGGTGTCGGTAAAGAATATTATCTGCCTGCCTTCGATTCTTTTTCTTCGGTGTCAATTGATATCAGCGCAATAAATACTGTCGATAGAATACGAATAACCGCATTGAGTGATGATAGTGACTATCTTGTAATATCATACATGATAGCGTCAATTGATGAAATGCCGTTGGATATATTTGAAGGAATAAAAACAGGTATAGAATATTATATCTCTCTCGATAGTAAAAATAATATTGGTACAGTTTCCTGTTCGGCGGGGGATGAAAGCATAATTATTGATGCTGATTCTGATTATATAAATAGATTTTCAGTTATCGAAATCACAGACGGAATAAATTCTGAATATCATCACATAAAAAATTCTGATGACAGTAACGAATATGTATTTAGTGATCTATACGATGGCGATTCGATAGTAAATAATTTCATAAATGCAGATGTTTATTTGTTCTATCCGGTTGAATATGGATCGAGAGAGGACATTGAAATAATAGTTCCCGGTATTGCAATATGGGGATTGACCTCTGAGGATGTATCAATCACAAATAAGCATAATGTCAGGCGAATAGATACCTTCAACGGAGATGATACTTTTATTGAGCGATATGAAGGGCAGGAAAACAGCTATGATATCTTGATAGACTGTGAAGCGAGACAGTCGGAATTGTTATCATATTTATCGAGAAAAATTTTGCAATTGACAGGAATACAAAAGATATGGGTAAATGGAAGACGAGTTGATATTGTTCAGGCAGGAAGACCGACATATATTGAATCGAATGACTCGTTTAAGGTATTGCCAAAAATACAGTATCTTGTCACTGTGATAGTTAAAGAGGAGTATAAACAGAGAAATATTTTACCGTTAACAACAACGATAACAACCACTATAAATATTCAGGAGTAGAAACATGGAAGAAGAAATAAAGATAAAAGAAGAAGAACCAAAAAAAGTAAAGAGGACTTCAAAGGTGAAATTGATATTCAGGAGAAACAGACCTTTTGAGCTTGTTATCCGTAATAAAGTTATTCACCGATTTAGTCCATACGGGGAGCTTGATGTTGATTCAGAAATAATCAATCACGTTGACTTCCAATCCGTAAAAGATAAATTTTTAATAAAAGAGGTGTAATCAATGTCAACGATGAGACGATTAGGCGTATACGGGAAAAACAACCGCACTAAAAAATCAAAAACGGTGCAGCCTTCAGATTTTTCCATCGCCGGGTTAATTGGTTTTTTTGAGAGGAAATTTAAGGTTCCTTTTTTGTGCAATGATCCCGATGAAGCAAAGGAAATCTTCGGGGATCATATATCAAGTTCAAATTATGGCTGGGACTCCCTACAGGGGTTCTTTGATAATATTGTAGGCACAGACGGTAAGATTTATGTTCTCAGTCATGTGGGCTATGACGGAGCTGTATATGATGCAGTGGCAGCTACAGCAACCCTGCTTGATGGTTCAGCTGCGAACACACTACAGGTTGACAGCGCGTATAAGGGAGAACTTGACTACGGTCTGTCCGGCAACAGAACAGGGTATACGATCACAAACGGATACCGATACACAACCGCATTGAATGGAGCAACACTTGCTCTTGATGCTTTTGTCACTCTTGATTCTGTTATCGGTGTCACGGTAGGAGACATAATCCGTATTGATGACGGTGTACCGATTTATAAAAAAATAACTTCTATAGATGAGGGAGCGCAGAGAGTTAATTTTGCAGGAACTGTTGGTGCGATTGTCCCTGATAATACGGCTGTTTATGTAATCGGTTTTCAACTCAAAACATTTAGGAAATCAATCTCCGGTATAGTGTCAGAGGTTGAAGAGGAACTTGGTGAAATCTGGTGTACGATGGAACCGGAAGTCACTGACTTCTATGTTGAAAATGTTCACGCTGAAAATAAATGGGTTAAAGGAACTGACCTTTCAAGTGTATCAGTTCTCAATCTGTCATTCCCCGCAGATGTGGCTACGGTAACCTATTTGACCACAGGAGCAGACGGCACTACACCGACTCTTGCTTCTCATTGGTCACAGGATTTACTCGCGTTTAATAATAAACCAATTCGTATGCTGGCTAACTGTGAGACTGTTGATGTAACAATACAAAAGGCCATTGAAACATATTGTCGCTCTCGCTGGGACAACCCAAAAACAATTTTCAATATTCAGGAAGACCGGAGCAAGGCACAGATGCAGGCGATAGGGTATCTATATCAGCGTAGCGATGAGGTTGACGGTGTAATCGCAGCAGATTGGCTTAAAGTTTCTGATCCGTTCGCAACGTCAAGTATCGCACCTGACAGAGAGATTCCGAATGTCGGTCACGTCATGGGAGCATGGATAAGAACAATCGGACTATGGGGAATACATTATGTCCCATCGATCAGAGACATATCACTCTATGGGATAAATGGAATAACCACTTCGGCAGAGTTTAGTGACGGAGATAGAACAGATATCGCAGAGGCCGGAGTTAATATAATTCAGTTTATTCAGGGTTCAGGTTATATTATCCGTAACTTCTTCACTCCGTCAACGGCTACAGAGTATAAATTCGCCAACGGTATTTTGATGAAGGATTATATTAAAATATCAGCGGTTGACTCCCTACAGGGGTCTGAAAATACTCCGAACAGTTTTGATAGGATTAAAGAAGATAAAACGGCAATAGTTAATTTTCTTTACCGCCTCTGGAATGTCGGATCAACCGGCACTGTCCCGCCTGGTGAAACGTTCGGGCAGAGTCTGACAGACAGTGGAGTCGGCACTGCCCCGGAAGATCATTTTGAAGTAATTGCAAATACAATCAATAACCCTCAGTCCTCAATAAATCTTGGAGAGAGAAATCTGGATGTATGGTTTACCTACCCTACACCAGCAGGATCAATCCGGATTGGTGTAGGACTCTGGTTAAGAAGTTAATAGGGGAGGACATATAAAATGCAACAGCACCACATGGCGGAAAAAGTCCGGTTACTCATCGATGGAGAAGAGGTTTCCGGACTTGTAAAAATATCAGAAATGTCAGTTGAGAAGGGTACTATAGAAGTCCCGGAGTTCAGGCGGATCAGGATGATTCAGAATGGAATCCAGAAAATCCCGGTACTTGAATTGACATACGAAGTTCAAAGGGACACAGAGACGCTGGCATTTTTCAGAAATTGGTTTTATAAAGATGAGGTGAAAGATGTCACTAAAATCAGGACAGACGCTCATGGCGTTGAGTTTGCGAGGACTCTGATGCCAGACTGTGAATGTACGAAATACAGCGAGCCGGAGACAGATCATTCATCTCCCGGTTATGCTCAAATAAATTTGACGCTGCTCCCCTGGGATGTTATTCCACAGGGCCCAGCGTAAGGAGAGTTAACTAATGAGACTGCCAATACCTATCAAAATAAACAATAATTATCATCGAGAGTGTGAGATAAAAGCGCCGTCACCGGCGACTCTCGCAGATACAAATAAAATCGCGGATAGTGATATCTATTCGGCGATGATTAGATTTTTGCAGGGATCTATTAAGAGCATGGACGGGAATGAGGACATCAATAAAACTTTATTGTATAAAATGCCATATCGTTCAGCGGAAATGATAGCGGTTGACGCGATGCTTGAAATTGACGATGAGGACGGCGTTGAGGGGATATACCGATGTCCATTATGCGGTCATGGTTATGTCGCAGAAAAGAAAATGTCCGGTGATATCGAAATTGATACGAGAGATTTTATAAGCTCTATGCCTGTTAATTATTGGGACGATGAAGAGTACGGAGTCCGACATGAATTTTATAATCCTAT